AGCAATTATGGTGGCACACGGTTTTTTCTGACCACACACAAGCCACCGTATAACATCTTCGGTCAGACCTTCCTGGGATTCATTTACAATCCGTATACAACAGAAGGCAAGGCTGAATGGAAGCAGAATAAAACCGGATGGTGGTACGAACATGCGGATGGATCATACACAACCAATGGATGGGAAAAGATCAACGGCAAGTGGTATCACTTCAATGCTGAGGGTTACATGCAGACCGGATGGATCCAGGACAAAGGCAAGTGGTATTTCCTGGAAGAATCCGGAGCGATGAGAACCGGCTGGATCAACAGTAAGAGCAAATGGTATTTCCTCGGATCTGACGGTGCCATGCTGACTGGCTGGGTAAACACCAACGGTAAATGGTATTACATGGGCAGTGACGGGGCGATGCTGACAGGCAACCAGACCGTTACGGCATATTTCAATAAGAGCAGCGGTGCTCTGGAAAGGAAATGAACATGAAACTGTCAGATCAGGCGTATGACTTCTTAAAGTGGATCGCCATCTATTTCATTCCCAGTCTTGCGACATTTGTCGGTGTTGTCGGGCTGGCTTTAAACTGGGAACCCACAGCAATCGCCACAACAATCATCTCCGCAACCGGTGCATTCATCGCCGGGTGCATTCGCATGAGTGTCGCAGAGTATGAAAAAGCTAAAGCAGAAGAATATGAGGGCGACACCCATGAACAGTGACATCACAATCTCATTATCACAGGTCTTCTGGATCGTCGGCGGGATCACCGCTGTGGCTGCCTTCCTGAAGTGGGCAATGGCTCCGATCAAGAAGATCGACGACCACGAAACACGGATTAAAGTCTTGGAAAAGGCTGAACAGGATCGCAAAGCTACAGATCGCTATACAACAAAGGCATTGAATGCCATAGTCAACCACATGATTGACGGCAATGGAGTTGACAAGCTGCGCGAGGTTCGCGACGAATACCAGGACCAGATCATCAACCATCTCTGACTGCCAACGGGATGGTTGATATAAACCAAACCGTGTCACATCAATAAAGCAAATCTTCCCTTAACATAGACACGGTTCAGACTCGCCTGAAGATGGCGGGTCTTTTTTTTATGCCGTGATACCCGTGTGATACCTTTTGCCTGAAAATCCATGTTTTTCAGTGCCGATCTATAAGTAAAAAAGCCCGTTTATACGGGCTTATTTGCGTTTAAGAGAGTTTATGAACTTATCTGTTGAAATATTCAGATCGCTGAATATGCCGAATAATACTGGGGTTTTTGAAACCGTGATACCTTTTTGATACCTTTTTAGGTGCTTTTTGACAGTGCATTCATGATTTCGACCATCTCATCGTCTGTTTTCTCCAGTAAATGCGTATAGGTGGACAACGTGATATTTATTGACGCATGTCCCAGATACTTGCTGACAGCGACGATATTCGCCCCGGATGCAATGGCATTGGTGGCAAAGGAATGGCGCAGATCATGGATTCTGATCTGTTTCAATCCGGCACGGTTCACAGTTCGCGTGAAATGGGTGTACAGCGTCGCCACAGGGATCGGTGACTCACCTCCGAAGACAAACGGTCGGGAATCATCGCATGCCTCCAGAAACGGCTTTAAAACGGCTTGTACGCGATCCAGCAATTTCAGCGTTCTCTCCGATGAATCGGTCTTCAATGGTGCCAGTCCGTTCGCAGTCATCTGCTGATGGATGTGGACTATGCCATTCTGAAAATCCGTGTACTGAAGGCCCAGCGCTTCGCCTTTGCGCACTCCCGTCCAATACAGGAAGGTGATGATGGCTGCGTACAGAGGGCTGTGTTCTGCCTGTACGTAGCGTTCAAATTCTTCGACGGTCCATGTATCATATTTTCTTTTCTTGGCCTTCAGGCGCTTTAAACTGAGCGTAGGGTTGGGCAGATCATAATATTTGGATCCAAACGCAAAGATCGACTTTATGACCGTGATCACAAGGTTCTTGGTCCCGATCAGAAGATCCTTGTCAGTGAACTGAATATACCATTCCATGATCCGTTGCTTGCTGATCTGATCGACCGGATCGTCGATCATCGGGAAATGGTTCTCCATCATCGCAGTCTGATCCTTGATGGTCTTTGCTCTGGGCTTGGCGTATTCATAATATTTGACCGCCAGAGCGCGGAAAGTCAGCGAGGTGGGCGCCTGATCGGATGCCCGCTGCTCTGCTTCCCATTGGACTGCTGTGCGCTTTGTGTCGAATCCTCGCTTTAAGATCTGTTTGCGCTTGCCGGTCAGACGATCGGTGTAACTGTACTTAACGTACCAGGTACCGCGCTTCTGATCTTTGTATGCGGGCATAAGTCAATCCTCATCAGTCTGATCGAGAATGAACTGCACCGACACACCAAGCACTTGGCAATACTCTTTCAGACTCTTGGCACTCATTGAACGGTCGCCTTTTTCCCAGTGTGACACTGTCATCTTTGATACATTCAAACGCTCGGCAACTTCTGGCTGTTTCATTTTCTTGGCTCTGCGTGTCTTTTTCAGCACGTAGCCCAGTCTTTTTTCAAACTCTTTTTCCATAGTAACCTCTCCGTTTCCTACATTCATTATATCCAAAAGATCAAAAAATAAAAAAATAGTGTTGACAGTAACCAACTAGGTTACTAAAATCGAAGATGTAACCCAAGCGGTTACGAGAAAGGAGAATGGATGGAAGAGATCAGGCTTAATGTCAGAGCGCTCGCAGCCAACATGAAGATCAGCATCGAAGCGTTGGCCGACCTCTGCGGGATCGAGCGCAACCATCTGAAACAGGTCTCCGCTGGCAATGTCGAAATGACTGCCATGGATCTGAAGAAGCTGGCAAAGGTAACCAGAGTTCCCGCAGAGAACATTTATGTCAAAGGGTTCGACGATTAATTTTTTTATCGCCATGCAGTAACCACACAGGTTACTTAGAAAGGAGGAAGCCATGAGAACAAGACAGAAATTCAGACCGGAAGTCGGTAAGGTCTATCAGAACAACGGCGGTTTATTCATTTGCCTGGTCAACACCGGTGATTATGACGCCGTCATGCAGAATGTCGCATCCAGATGGACAGTTACCGCCCACGGGTGCGGGGTCTATCCGGACGGCACGATCGACTGGGACTTCTCGACAGGCGGATACTTCGCATGAGACGCCAAAAAGCGCTGACTGAGATATTGTCCAGCGCGTACATCACCAAGACAGAGCTCGGGATCATCTCCCAGTTCACCGGTCGGCATCTCGATCGGGCTTATGATCTGGCAGTCGAAAAAGACCGCAAGGATCTGAATGACCGTCTGATCTACACCGCCGGAGAGAAGATCCGGCTGACATCTGCCTGCTGGGTTATGGGAATTTCCTTAGCACAGCTTCAAAAAATAAAAGCGGATGCTGCAACATCCGCCAGTTGATGCCCACTTCAAAGGCATCCTCATTTTACCACAGGAGGATCAATTAATGAAAATCAAGAAAACGTATGACCCGGAAGTCATCTATGACTTTCTGATCTTTATGACCTTTGCGGTTCTGGCCATGGTAACCATTGGCCGTCTGATCGGAGTCTGCTGATGGTGCATCCTGTTGAACAGATCGAGGAAACCATCTCGACAATTCAGACCAAGATTTCCCAGGATCACGAACTGCTGACCCACCGTTATCCGGTACAGGACAGGCTGACTCCCGAACAGGTGGACGATCAGGACTATGACCTGTACAGAGCAATCGAATTATTGAACAAAGCAAAACACTTAGTGGAGGAGTATACATTTTGAAAATCATTTATAAGGAACCGGGCAAACCGGCTGTCTACAAAGACATTCCCAACGAACTGGAAGACCTTCAGGAGCTTGTCGACGGATGGGTCGAGGCTCACACCATCACCGAGGACATGGTCATCATCTGCAATGAGGAAGGGCGGATCAGACAAATGCCGTTCAACTGCCACGTATTTGTTGACTGGGTCGGACCGATTGCATTCGTGGGCATGAAAGGCGACGAGTTCTGTGACGTTCCGATCTCGCTTGAGGACGCGAAAACTATGTTCGGACTGGAGGTGGCTGAATGATCGGGATCGCAATCGCACTGATCGTGGTTGGATTCGCAGCCATGGTCGCTATGGTTTACAGCCAGGGCAACACGGTCCGCCGGATCGAAGAGACACAGCTACGGCAGATCGGCGCTGATACAACTGCCCGCAAGCTGAACGACGAGACCATTGAGATCATTGACAAGCGCATCACCAACACGCATGAGCGCATAGACAACATCATCACCATTCACAACGCGAACGTCGATCATTATGACAATGAGATCGATCAGATCATCGCCCGCATGGATCAGATCACGGCAGACATTGCCCGGATCGACAAGGACGAAAAGGAAATCCGGAGCTATTACATCAATTTCAGAACACCAACACATCCCAACGGCGGTTATACCGGCGGGTTCGTCTGCAGAGACGATCAGGACGAACAGGAGGAAGAACATGCCTAAAAAATTCAATCTGGCAGTTAGACAGGCTGCCGAAAAACATCATTTGTTTATGTATCAGATTGCCCAGATCATGGACATCAGTGAAAGCTCACTGGTTAAAAAAATGCGCCATGAATGGTCACAGGAAGAGCAGGAAAGAGTGATCAAGCTGATTGAAGATTCATTGAGGGACGAACATGCCGAGAATGACTAGAAAACAGGTCGCTGAATTTGTCGATAATGACGCCAACTGGACGATCATTCCCGGCAATGAGTACATCAAGCTGGGCACTCTTGACTATGGCAGTCTGCATTATGCGGTGATCTTCTGCAAAACGCTCATCAACGCATATGAGTGCGAGCGCCATGGATCACTGCCCAAATACGAATGGCGCCGTGATCATTACTTCGAATATGATCCGGGAACGAATGAGCTCAAGAGCCTGACATACTCAGTTTCAAACACTCTGATCAAAGACAAGATTTACGAGGAGGCTAAAAAGAATGAAGTTTCAGATAACTAAAGGTAAGCAGAAGTCTGCTATCAGACTTTGCGCATACGGCAGCGAAGGCATCGGTAAGAGCACATTTGCCAGCCACTTCCCCGATCCGGTTTACATCGACGTCGAAGGCGGTACCAAACAGCTTGATGTCGCAAGGTTCCCGACACCGGAGACATGGAGCGATCTGCTCGAAGAGATCGACGCAGTCATTGAAGAGCCGGAGACCTGTAAGACACTGGTCATCGATACGATCGACCGCGCTGAGTCTCTGCTGATCGCAGCCGTATTGAGAGAAGGCAACAAGTCATCTATCGAAGAGTTCGGTTATGGCAAGGGGTGGACGATCCTCCAGGAGCGCTTCCTGAAGGACTTCCTCAACCGTCTGGACAGACTGATCGCAAAGGGAGTGAACGTTGTGCTTCTGGCTCATGCCCAGATGCGCAAGCTCGAATCTCCGGAAGATCCGCCCTATGACAGATGGGAACTGAAGGTGTCCAAGAAGGTTGCTCCCATCGTTAAGGAATGGGCAGACATCCTGCTGTTCATGAACTATGAAGTCATGACCGTCGAAGAGAACGGCAAAGCCAAGGCAAAGGGCAAGGCCAAGAGAAAGATGCATGCCAACCATCGCCCGACATACGATGCAAAGAACCGCTATGGTCTGCCGGATGACATGGATCTGTCATTCGAACCGCTCAGAGAGATCTACGAGGGCACGGTCCCGATCCGCGAGGAAAAGACCGTTCTCTCCATCGATAACCCTGCAGAGGGCATCATCGAGGACGATATGGCAGAGGATGTCAGGACCGTACTGGTAAGACAGCTCAAGGGCAAAGGCATCACACAGAAAGCATTCAACGCATGGCTGATCAGCACCGGCAGAATTGCCGATGGATCCACGTATAAGGATCTGAGCGGAAGCGCTGCGCAGTCCATGATCGACAACATCGATTTACTTGTACAGACATTAGGAGGAAAGAAGTAAATGGCATTCACATT